ATAGTATATTATAAATAAGGAAGCAAAGATGACTTCCACTACCCCCCAGACAAATGACACAATTTACACTTGAAGCAAAGCACAGAGTTTTCTTAGAAGAGGAAATTTATGCAAAGTTAGTAGCAGCAGCAGAAGAAAAAGCTGAATTCTATAACAAAATGTGGACAGCTAGAGAAGCTGAAGGTAAAACTTACCACACAGAAAAAACATACAGAGGTGAGGAAAAGGTTTATTGGTATAACGAGACTAAGAGTTTCTTAACTATTACTTTTTTCCAAGAAGAGGAAAGATGGAACAGGAGTATGAGAAACGACTACTACAGACCAATGAGTTGCGTAGTTAACTTAGAAGCTTGTAGAACAAACGCACAGCAACAAAGAGACCATAGCGTTAATTTACTAGAAGAAAGAGTTAACCAGCATATAGCAGTTACTGACAAGCTTTATGACGTTAACTTTAAACTAGGAAGAATGAACCTACTAGAAGGACACGTTACTGGATTAACAAAAGATGGTGAAGATTTTCAAATCCATACACAAATGATGTGGAACTACCGTTATGGAGAGAACTCTGCTAACGGTTACTTAACACAATATGTCCAGTTTAGAAGCGACAGACGTGGAGCTAGACAAGAAGGCAAATCTGTACAGCAAGCTATAACAGAAGCAGCAAGACAAGCAAAACTTGACGAGAAGCAAGCAATTAAAGATCAAAAGCAATTAGCAAAATGGGAAAAGTTTCAAAAGCTTCCAGTACAGATGGAAAAATGGTTAGATAAGCAAATTAAAGAAAAAGCTTCTTGGATCTCAGAAGAAGGTATTAAGGAAAGACAACTACAAGCAGACAGAGGTGGTTGGAACTTTGATAGTGCTTGGTATATTAAAAGTAACAGCAAAGATATTGAAACCTTAAACACACTTAGAAACGATTGTAGACATTGGCAAAATGATGAGACAGGACTTAAAGCAATATTTGACAGAGGTGTTGACACACGCAACAAACTAAAAGAAATGTATGGGGTTTAAATACCCCTTACATTGACTAAGGTTTATAATTTAAATATAGTCATTTAATAAATGAAACGAAAAGACCACCCATCTGCTGTAAAACTTGAAAAACTTAAGGAGCTTCGTATACAGAGGCTTCTTAAAAAATTATTAGATGAAGACTTAAAAGGTGTGGAACATAGACTACATATAACTAATGACAATCGTGCTGAGATATTAGACGGCGGTGGTTGGGCAACTGAATATATAAGAACAACAATTGTCAAACATAATTGGCAAGTATCAAGACAACAAAATTGGGCAATTAAGGATTTCGATTCAGAATTGATTTTAGAGGTTGAAGAAATGGAAACTTAAATTTCATTAATGTTGTTACCCTTGATTGTAAGGTTTTAATTCTATATTCTTGCTCCGTTATTTTTGTTAAACTTTCTAATATCACATGAGATTGACAAGCGTTTTGCTTAAACAATAAGGCTGCTAATGCTTTTAGTTCGTTTAAATTATCATTAGACAATATTCTTCGTACTTCAATTTCTACTTCTAACTCTTGCTCAACTGGCAAAGGTTTTGCTATTACCTTAATAACTTCTTTTTTATTTTTCATTAATTTAACTTTGGGAACAGTTGTTGTTCTAATAAATCAATAGCCCTATCGTCCAGCGTATTTGACGTCTGTTTACAAATTGATCTAAGGCATTCAATTATTAAACGTTTTGCACCTGTTGTAGTAAGGAAACGTAAAATTATAGGCTTTAGTATTTTGTACATAATTTTGTCCTATTTATATAATCCTAGCAATAACTATTTAATACGACTATTACCTTCTAATCTTGCAACAGCTTTTTCAATTTGATTTATTCTGTTAAAAATTTCTCTTATATCTCTTTCTCGTCTGTTACTCATATTAGATAACACCATTAAAAAAGCTGATGCTGCTGCTCCAATTATTGCTGCTTGTACCTCTGGCATTTTTTTTAAATAATGACTATAACTAGGAAATGATTTAAAACTATTATGGCAGATACAGAAAAAAAGAAAAATCCATTTCAAAAACTTAAAGAAGGGTTAGATGATAAAGAGGAACAATTAGCAATTATTAGTTTATTTGTTCGGCTTGGTGTTGTTGTTTGGTCTGGATTTATAGTAACCCTAAACTATATAACTATTCCCGGATATAGTTCTGAACCAAAAGACATCACGTTCCCTGCTTCACTTCTGACTGGGGCTTTGGCAACATTTGGTTTGGAAGGATCTAAAAAAAGTAGCAAGAAAGACGAAGAAGTTGCGCAAAGCAACGGTATGATTCAAACTATAAGGGTAGAAACACCTATCAAGATTGAAGGTGCTGAAGTTATTGACCCTAAACCTAAAAAATGAAAAAACTTTTAATTCTTGCAGCATTATTAATGCCCTCTGTAGCACAAGCTGATTTAATTCACAAGATGACCAGTTCGACGCAACTTACAGTTGATGGAGCATACACTATTGCTGAACGTGGTGCTAGTACCTATACAGTTTCTGGAAGCAATATAAAAGTTGCATCTGCCGACGATCACTTTGGAAAGTTAGTTGCACCAGCAAGTGCTACAGCAGCAGCGACATTAGATGCTGGTACATATGATGTTAATACTGCTGGAAGTGCATTTTCTTTTCAAGAATCTTTTATCGGGGGAGATGCCTTATATGCAGTTGGATCGGGTGTTGATGTTTCAGCAGGGGTTATTCCTGATTTGCCCGTACTTGCAAAAACAACAACTTACAGCGGAGGCGTTGCTGGCAACTTAGCTGGAACAGTTTTATCTAATAACACAAATACTTGCACTGCGGGTGGGGCTGGTACTACTTGTATCGGTCAATTTGTTACAGAATTGAGTATTTTAGATTAATGAAATGGTTTACATTATTTGCACTATTCATATCTAATCCAATTTACGCAGTTCCTGTAATTCCTAATTTCACTCAAGGCACATCTACTTCTACAACTCGTACAACTACAAATATTTCAGAAACAATAAGAACGGTTGAATTTGGTGGCTCAACTTATAGCGTAACGGGTTCTGGTGTTACGGCTGACGGAAATATTAATCCTAGCTACACTAACTTACAAACCACCTTAAACGGTCAAGAATATACATGGAAACAGGTGGATCTCAATACAAGACCAAATTGGACACTATATCAAAACGGTGCTTCTTTTCAATTTACAGAGGTCTACAAACAACCTTCTGTAAGCAAGATAACAGACCTATCAAGACAAATAACATCAGAAAGCGTTACAGAAACTACTACAGTATTTTCCCAATAATAGCAAGTATTTTTGGACATCCAGTTTTAGCTAACACTTCAAGCACAGCAGCCCCCGTAGCACAATCCAGTTCCAGTGTTTCTAATCAAGCCGTTCAAGTATTACAGGGAAATCTTATTGAATCACAGTTTGGGGGAGGTGTAGTTTGTCAGAACTCAATGTTAACGATTAGCCCATTTGTAACAACAACATTCAACCAGAAACGACCACAAGACTTACGTTACACAACTCCAGTCTATAATATGGCAACTGATGATTCGGGCAATTTAACTAATGCTGGTGAAATTTTATATCATCAAGAAAATTACTCAGCTAATAAAGATAATTTAGGAATTAATTTTGGAATTGCTGCTACCTTTTCGATTCCACTAGGTTCAGCATATCAAGATGCTTGTTTAAGATCAGCTACAACTCAAGAAAAAATACAAAATCAAATACTAAACAATAAAAAATTAGACTATGAACTCGCCCGTTTAAAAAATTGCGGAGAATTGCAAATTTTGGGCATAAGGTATCACCCTAAAAGCCCATATGCATCTATTTGCTCTGATGTAATAGTTACTGAACAGATGGGTCAAGTTATACCGCACACGCATGAATTAGATGTTAAGTCTAATAAATAGAAGTGTTTGCAGTGACCAGTCCTGTCTCAACGTCAGGTGGTTTGCCTACTTATTAGACCTAACTAGATAACCGAGATGGCCGCCCATTTCTGACACTTA